CTTCTTCCATATTCTTATGGTATCTTTCCCATGTCATTCCTTCGTCAAAGGTCAACCACTTCCACATTCTTTTCAATATTGAAATCATTCCTCTTCCACCTGTTTCATTATGCAATCCCTGCACCATCTATCTCCCATCATGATATACTCATCACAGGTTTCACATTTGACTCTAACTACACCATTCATCATTCCATCTCCTTCACAATGAAAGCGGCTTCTCTAATCGCTTCTCTAGCACTAGCAGTGATGCATGCGGCTAGGTCGACATCTGCCCAACCGAATCCTTGGAAGGCAATGATGCCATAGAAGGAAGCCATCAATCTCTTGACTGCTAGTTGGTTGTTGTTCCACTTGGTGTACTCACTCTCATCAGTGGCTTCTTTCATCCTTGTCTTGTAGTCGTTTCTCAGACCCTTAAGATTAATCAAGGCTCTGGGAAGTACACCTAGTTCGTTAGTCTTGAAATATCTATATTCTGGTTCGGTTAAATTACTGAAGTCCTTTGGTGTACGAAGGTTAACCGCTAGTTTAGTTGGTTCTTCTGAGCGCGATTCCCAAGATATATTTCTGGCAATTATCATACTTGGGTAAAGACCCGCGAAGTCAAATGCCGCTACACCCAAATGCAGACCGTTTGTGCCTTCGCTGAGAGGGTCATAGACCATCGCACCATCATAGGAAACCCTATCTCCACGTTGTCCCGTAGGAGGTTTCCAATGGGCATTCCTCATGAAGTATATGTTACCCATCTTACTTGCATGGAAACAGGCATCGAATGGTGCGCGTAGTAATCTCTGCAATGCTACTATTGCATCGACAGTGTGATTCTTCTCATCTATCCTAACCAACAACTCAACGTCCTTCACTGCATATTCTAAGTATGTCTCAGTATCCTCAAGCCATGCTCTTGCGAAGAAGTCGTTCTTATCGGGGAACTTCTGACTTACTAGTTTCTTGTCCCCAAGAACTTCCTCTGAGATATAGTCCAATGCCATAGAAGGCAGAGTTCCTCTCTGCGAATCCATCCATTGTCTCTCAAATGCCATATCCAACGGTACGCATATCCTACCTGCTATTGGTTGGTATACTGCCGAATAGGAATTCACCTTTCGCTTACTGTAGGTTACACTATTGTCCTTCCAGTATACACCACTCACTTCGTTGATGGGAGAAATCAATCTAGCATCAATGTCATGATGTACCATACGCTCAATCAGTTTGGGTAGGTCGAACTTCCAACCGAACCAAGAGATTAGCATATCAGGGTCAGTGTCTATAATATCATTTAGGAAAGCCTGTAGCATCTCTTGCTCAGAAGCGTAGTGTGTGATGTCCTCGTTCTCCTCTGGGAACCATACATACGTTTTGTATTCCTCATCATAACTATCATATCTGACTATACAGGTGATAGCACCTTCATGCTCACCAACAGTCATCCACTCCATATCCCAATACCACTTACGCATCTCATACTCAGGGAAGTCTGCATTGGAATACCGCTCGACGCACCATCTGTGATGTAGTGGTACATCTGCCTCATAGGTGATGTCTCCTCTATTCTCAAAGAAGGAGCGAACAACCTTACTGAGACTTGGCTTTGATGGAGTCCAAGTTACCTCTTTCAGAGGCTTGCCATCTAGGTTGTACCTGTTGCTAAAGTGATTGGCCTCGTAGTTCAACTTGATTCTGTACTTACCTAGGTTGTCAGTAACTAGCATGTCACCTATTTCCAACACATCATCTTCAATGTAGAAGCGAGGTTGGTATACGTTGTATGACTCAAAGTGAGATTCAACCTCGTTGTTCTTGTTTCTCCATCTGCTTAATATTCCTTTTTCTGTTTGATTAACTATCATAATATTACCTCGTTAAGTATGGGGCCTTCACCAATAGACTATTGGGAGTTATTAGTATCAATGGTGAGTCATCCTTGATGTGTACTTGGACTAACCTTTCCCCATGTACGAATTTCAATATGTCTCCTGTGAACTCCATTGTAGCAGGTTCTCCGAAAATCTCCACATCATCCAACTCGTATGTGAATGAATCAGATATACTTCTCTCTGAAGAGAGCGTGGCTTGCTTAGGGTCAACTGTCCCATTAATATCAATCTTGTATCTCGCTAGGTCTACTGCATCACATGCCTTCACTGCTTCGGTCAATGCCTTTCCAGTGGTCGATAGTCCACATTCGTACTCTGTTTTACCAAAGACTGCAAACTCCAAATCTGGAAGTTCATCGCTATCCTCTACATACTGCTTAACCGGGTCGACTAGTTTGTTGAACCTACCACTAATCAACCGAATCATATCATGTGCAGGGTGTTCTGTTACTAGGGGTAACTTAGCAACTTCAAACCCGTCTGATATTGTCAGATAATCGCCAATCGTTAAGGTGACCTCATCAGTGAATGGCTTTAGGTAAGCCTTGGTTTTGATTATATCAAGAATGAATGTGTTCATCCCCTCATCATTGGTTTCAACCTCCGAGCGAAATCCACATCCCGTAGTCAGGTCTGCGTTATAGACAAAAAGAACGTCCTCTTCAACTAGACAGTAGGCGTAGTTCGCAAGGGAAGCATTCTTCGATTTGTTACCATCGTAGTATCTGCCCTTCATCTCTGCCTTCTCTAGTATTTCTGTTAGTTCTGTTTTATCTATTTTTATTTCCATTATATCTCTCCATTCTGTATCTCTTCAAAGGTGGTCCACTCGACCTTGCCCTTGCTGATGTCTAACACCTTTCTGCGAGAACCGATTAGTTCAGGCATCCTTGCACTAGCCTCTACAATGGCAGTGTAGTCTGCACCATTGCTCTTGATGTTCCTAACCATCTTTATCGTTGATGTAAAGATGTCCTCAGTGCTATCGTGCCAGTTGGCAATAGTACCCACAGGGTTAGGATTACCAGCATACTTGTCCTTTGAGTGTGCTATTACAATCCTATGGCAAGGCAGTTCCAACACTTGCTTGTGTAGGAAGTTCTTGTAGGGCGTGTTCCTATCACCCCAAACATACGGTGGTTGCTGAATAACTGCATCGGCATCCATCTTATGCTTCTCACGCATCTTAGTTTCACAGACATCCGTTAGCAGTTTGTCTGCTCCATCTACAATAACTGCCTTCAACTTACCTTCAGCGATATATTCCTTAGCCATCTCATAGAAGGTTCTTGCCTTATCCATTGTTGCGTTGAAGTCTACCAGACTCCCTTCCTTTCTGACAATGGGGTTTAGAACAACTAGGTTCTCTATGTTACCGTAGTGGTTTCTCTTTACGTCAATGAACCTATTGTCAAAGTCAAATACAAGTACATGCATATCGTTCTTCAAGTCCTCATCTGTGAAGATATCTGCCGCTAATGCAGACTTACCAGATTTAGGTTCTCCCCAGATACCCAAGCACATGAATGACTTCTCATTCTCTTGCTTCTCCTTAATGTCAGATAGAATTGCCTTCTTCCTATCTGCAAAGGTTGCGGTTACTATTTTCTTCGCTTTCTCATTATTAGTCGTATTCCAACTCATTGTAATCACCATATTCGTATTGCACATCTCTATTACCGACTATCATCATTAATTTTGATAGTCCTTCTGCATTGCTCTTGACCCTAACTTCCTTACCCGAAAGGGTGTGGAGTTTGACCCAAAAGAGTCCTGTTTCTATATTCCTTTTCCATGTCATAAAATCAACATTATTCGCGTTGATACAGAAGGAACCCCCATGTATGGCGCACCCGCCACGTTCATCTTCTGTGATAGAAAAGGAATTGTAGTATCCCTTTCCCATAATGCTCACCTAGAATATCCACTCGTCGTCTTCAGCAGTGTCTAGGGTAGCATCGGGACTGCTCCCTCTTGCAGAGGTTACCAGTAGTCCAACTGTGTTGATTGATACTGGTCTTGGGTTTCCATTCTCGTCAGTTCCCTGAGAAGTCCTTCCTACAACAACCACATTGGACCCAATGCCGAAGTTGATGTCTAGACTTTCTGGAACCCAGCAGGTAGTGCCTGAGTAATTCTCAGACTCATAGTCGAACCCAGCAGTTAGGTCGTCAATCGCAATGACCCTGTTCCCGTTTGGGGTAACAGTCATGTTGATTGAATTGACGGTTCCATCAGTGAAGACGAACCTATCGTTCCAGTTGTCCTTAGCGTCTAGCATGTTGTGATATGCCTCTAGGTTCACCAGTGGACTGTAGTTGTCACCGGAGAATTCCATCAGTGCATCTTGCATGTCAGATTTGGACATCTCCCTCTTCCTTGGGTCGTCGTTCTCTAGGTCACTGTTGTAAGCCAGAGTCTTCACAGTACTGTTCTTAGTACCGTGAATCTTCGTCTTGTCGTTGGTATTGAGCATACACTCAAAGTGTACGAACTCAAACGGCTTTGGGCTGAAGTCAACACTCTGCTCCCCTCTGAAACCAAAGAAGTACTTGCCCATCTTACCGTTTATCTCACCAATGAAGACTCCGTTCCTCCTCCACTCTGAGACTGGCAATGGCTTACCGTACTTTGCCTTGTTCCAGTCTTGGTTGTTGGTATCTAGGGGGACGATAAACTGCCCCGCATCTACCTGAACGTTGTTCGTTGGTAGAGTCTTAACTGTCTTGTTAAGTTCCTCCCCATCCAACATCATCTTCCCGACGTATTCCTCACCCTCTTGGGTGAAGACGGCTACCTTACCTAGACTGTAGGTGGTATCCGCATCCCTTGTGTATTCACCGACGACTCTATCCCGTTGGATAGCCATCATATCTCTTGCTTCTTCCAAACCAGCAAAGAACCCGAATGCCTTCTTACCGAAGGGACTGTCATTATCCTCTGTCCCCTCTGTTGAAGTTACCCTGCTCTGCATAGACCTGTTGTTAACGAAGTAAAGTCTCCAAAGACTTCTCGCTAACTGTAAGGACTGTTCATCCTTTTCGGGGTCTACTGTGTTCGACGCACATATTGCGTTGAACTTTGCTAGGGCATCCTCTTCAGACATACCCAACTTCTTTGCGGCCATATTTATCTCATTCATCATTTGTTCATTCATTTTTATTCACCTTTTTTTTTGTTTGTAAGATTTCCAATATGGCTTCGGCACTTATGACCACTCCGGCCAATATCCAAAACCAATCGGAATCTAATGTCAATACCCCTGCTAATTTTAGCATGGGGAGTATGGTCAGGAGCAAACCCCCGACCAAAATTATCTCATATCTAAGCACCAAGTGCTTGATATCTTCCTTATCTACAACTCCATCATTATTGAAGTCTAATATCTTCCTCACCATTCTTATCACCATTCTTATTATTCATTCTAATATCTCCTATCCATTCCTTTGTATACCCATCTAATTATTACAAAAAACGCTAACGCTACAAATGGGTCCATTAAATCATCTGTCCTATCATCCACCCGGCGAGAACCTTTGGAGTCATGTTTGAACTTCTCCACTCTGTTTCGCCTATAATCCTGAGAAGTTGGAACTTCTTACTTGAATCGTATTCAGACTTCATAACCGCATCGTGTAAATTCACGCTGATGGTTTTCATATCTGTTGAGTCATAAATCAATTGATGCACCTTCTGTAGAGAATTATCATAGTTCTTTTCATATATTAATTTCAATATCTCCGTATACGGTTCTAGGGACTTTTCCACAATCCTTGATAGTGTCGTTCCGCTATAGATACAAGCCTGAAGTTCACCTATCGCCCTTCTCATGTCTCCATGCATATGATTAATGAAGGTTTCTAATTCGTCTTTTGAGAACCGTTGGGTGTGTCCTTCCCCGTCCAATACGCTCTCTAGGACGACCATCATATCACCTGCTTCCAACCTCTTGAATTGGTAATTCGCACATCTAGACTGCAATGGATGGATTATCCTGTGTCTATCATTGCAAGTAATGATGAATCTAACATTGTCAGCATATCTCTCCATTACTCTCTTCAACGCATTTTGCGCATCCTTGGTCATACCATCCATCTCATCCAGTAGGATGATTTTGAATGGTACATCACCAATGCTCTGTGTCGAAGCAATCTCCTTTATCTTGGTTCTAACTGTGTCTAGTTTCCTGTCATCTGAAGCATTAATCTCAAAGAAATTACCTTCCTTGTTATTATCCAGAATCTCATTCACTAATGCGATTGAGGCCGCAGTCTTACCTACGCCCGCAATGCCATAAAGCAGTACATTGGGCATTTCCTTGTTTACTGTCCAATGTTCTGCATCTATCACAAACGCTCTTTGTCCCTTTATCTCTGCTAGTTTCTTTGGTCTGTATTTCTCTGTCCATAACATATTATGCATCTCCGTACCACTGTGGTTTGTTTTGTTTCCACGTTGCTATTCTCTTCTTGTCGTGAATGTAATACTGACGATACTTATCTACAGTACTCATTTTATTGAATCCCTCTACTTGCCTACAGAACATATTGTCTGCTATTGCAATGGCAAAGGGAGTTAGCCCTATGTCGGGTAGGGCTTCAACTACTTCTACCCAAATGTGATTGTAATCATTCATTGTTAGTTCACACTTGTGAGTCTTACCGTATCTACTGGTATACTCTTCACATAGTGAACCAGCATGTTCCCATAACCATAGGAAGTTCTGTTGCGATTCTCTTGCCCAAATAGTACAGGGATGGTTAAGCATCACTGGTCTGTATGGACTATCGAACCCTAGATAGTTAGCAATAGTACTCATCATCTGCAAACTTTCTAGGGGCATTTTGACTACATGTTTATCCAGCACATGTTGGGCGGCTATCTTTGGTTGTTCATCTATTACAAATATATTCATTTTTATTCCTCCTCATCTAATTCCCCGATATACTGCCACTGTCCTGTACTGGTTTGACCACTACTTGGATAGTATCTGAAATCAGGGTGTATCCTCAACAAACTGGTTAATTGAACCTTAGTCGTCGAGGCTTGTTGGCTTACTCTCCCACTCACACCGACGTATGTGTTCATGTATCCCATCAGTTCTCTTTGGTAGAATAGTTCCCTACCCTTGCTCTTACCGAACTTCGCCATAGCCCTCTTCTTGTATGTATGCTTAATCGGGCCAGCCAAACTCACTCCTCCTCGTCCCTGTTTGGGCAATGCTTGGCATAGTGCGGCTCACCGCAGTATTTGCAAAGGCCCAAAGTCGATAATAGTCTATTGATTCGCCTTTCGTTTTCATTCACCTTTCCAACAGTTACTTTACTGAAGGAACTAATAGACTTGATTCCATCCCAATCATCCAATAGGGCAGTAGTCCTTGCATCCACCTTGATAGACCTATTGTGAATAGTCAG